GGTATATTCGCAACACCCGCTCGAACTGCCCTCTCCTCCGCACGACGAAACTTCCTCTGTGCTGTATCCAACGCCTCCCGAGCACCTCGCACTCCTGCTCCTGCCTGTTGTGCTGCCTGTAATGCCTGTTGTGCCTGTGCTACATTCAGTCGGTTTCCTTCCAACTCACGAATTAAGTTTGTATCCGCTCTACTTAATGCCGCCGCCCTTTGCTGGGGGTCTGGTTGCTGGGGTGCTACTGGCGGTTGTGCTGGTGCTCCCTGTGCTGGAACTGCTCCTTGCTGTGCCTGATATGCCGCTAAATCCTGTTGATATTGAATAAGTGCCGCCCTTTCTCGTCTCACTAACGCCACTCTTTCTCTGTTATTCCCAATATCAGGAGCATTTTGAATTAACCAGTTCCTCGCTGGTTGAGTATTCGGTGCTAACAGTAAATCTGCTGGAACACGAAGGGCGGGTGGTTGAGGCGGTGCTCCTACTGGTTGGGGTGCTGGTTGAACTGGTTGTGGAATTGGTTGGGGTGCTGGTTGGGGTTGCCTTTGAACATTTGGTCCAACAATAGGCAAAATCGGTTGTCCTGCTGGTTGTCCTGCTGGTTGAGGGGGTTGAGGAATATCTAATGGTGGCGAAAAATTAACTGGTCGCAGGTCATTATTGTTGATATTATCATAACTCTCCAACACCGCTCGAAACTCTGGTATAGGTGTTCCCGCCGCGTGAGCGTTTAATATCTGCTCCAAACTCGGTTTTACACTATCAAACTTCTCCTGTATCGCCTGTTCTTCTCTCGAACTCAACTTTCCTGTCCGTCCATACAGACGAATATACGCCGTCGCACGATTATACGCCGAGAGATATTCACTTATACCCTGCGTCAATTTACCCGCCTCCGCTGGTATCGCCATCGCTGAAACCGCCTGTGATAATGACGATGCCATCTTATCCAAAAATCCCGCCAACTCAAACGCCGTCTTTCTGTCGAGTTCATCAGGTCTTAAAAACTGCTCCTTACTCTGTGCGACAAACGGAAAGTTCAGTAAAAATGCCTTCTCTCTTGCCCGTGCGTCCTCACCCAACGCCTCCGCAATCTGTCTGCTACGCATCGCCCTATCCGCATCCGTGCCTCTGTGTCGATTTGCCATTTTCAGTTGTTTATATTCGTTAATCTCCTTTTGTTTTTATTATTAATTTCACTTCATCATTTCTTATAGAGATTATTCGCCTTTATGTATTTCACCGCCTCCGCCAGTTTCATACCTTTCTCTTTCATCGTCTTACTCACAAACGCATTATACGCAGACTTTCCGCCGTGTGCCCCCTTTCCACTATACTCACTCTTCATCTTACTCATCGCTCCACCAAAAACAGCGTGTAAATTATTCGTCTGGGTTAATGGATGTGCCCCTCCCGACATCGCCCCTCCCTGACTAACACCCTTCGTCACTCCGTTCAAAATAAGGTTATTTATCTTCTTTGCCGACCTTCCCGTAGTATTCTCCATCTGTGTTCCATCCCATATATTCTGTGATGCTACCTCATCCACCGCACCCGACTTCTTCTGTGCCTTCGCTGAATAACCACGCTCCGCAACTATCGCTCCCATCGAATTATCTCCACTCACCAGCAGTCCCTCACGCTCTTTCATATTCGTCTTTCGAGAGATTTTACGACCCCCCTTCTTACCACCGTTCCCAACAACGACATAATCATCATCATCTCGCATCGGTGGAGTGGGAGGTCGAGGAGGACGAGGAGCAGGAGCAGGAGGAGCAGGAGCAGGAGGAGCAGGAGCAGGAGCAGGGGGAGCAGGAGCAGGAGCAGGGGCATCAGGAGTATCAAAATACGCTTTCAACAGAAGCAACGCTGCCGACCCAACCGCATATGTCGTAGGTAAAAACGGTATAAATATTTTGGCGTTGTCATACGCAAATCTCAATATAACTTGCGTTGCTTGATGGTTATACCCCTTCTTCAAAGTTCTCGCCGCCGTCATCACCACCGAAGGGGCAGCGACCGCACCACTCAAAATATAACCCGCAAACGCCGTCGCCGCAGGTATGAGAATATTGTCTAACCCCCTTCGACCCAGAGCAAGAATGTCTTGATAAGTTATTCCGCCTTCCAGTTCGCCCATTTTTGACGGGGCGGACGAGACCCCCCTACTGTTTTTTGGCACGATTTTCCTCTTCCTTCCACCTATACCTGACCCTACTGGATTACTCGTCGGCATCGACCCATACGAAGTCGAACCAGTCGCGGCGTTCAACTGCTCCACCTCCAACTTCGGCGAAAAACCGAGAGAATTAGCAGGTATCGGGTCTGCTTGTGCGAACACACCCTCACCACACCCCTTCATTCCCATCCCCATCGACATATTACCCCCCTTCGAACCACGCTTCGCACGAATACTCGCCATATATGCCTTTGCTTCGGGAGAACCCTTCACCAAACGACCACCAGACACTCCCGCCCGACCACCAGACATTCCAGACGGAGCACCATACATACCACCCGACATTCCCGACGGAGCACCATACATCCCACCAGACATTCCAGACGGAGCACCATACATTCCACCCGACATTCCCGACGGAGCACCATACATTCCACCCGATACTCCATTTTGACCATAACCCAACAACTCCAACACACCACCCGCCGCCTCACCATACGGGTTTCCACTATCAATCAACGCCTCCTTCAAAGGAGTTCCAACCACATCCAGAACTGGTTTTATGTAATCTTCCCACACACCCTTTACGGTATCGTAAGCATCCTTGATTGCCTCCGTAAAATCATCCCAGTTATTATACCACTCGCCACCATAAAAACCAGCACCACTCTTACTCAATAGGTCTTGAACAAACTCCAACTCTTCTTTCGTAAAATCACGCCCACCTGACGCTACCAGTTCAGGGTCTTTCGTCATTCTACCCACCTTCTTACTGTCTTTCATACGGTTTCGCCCACTCTTAAAATCATCGAAGTTCTCATACCACGCCGCCTCCACCTGCGGTTTTCCACTACCATCCATATTACCCACCTGAACTTTCGTTTCCAAAGGAAACTTCGGTTTTCCAGACCCACGAGCAGACATCGCCTTATCTATTACACCAGCATACGGCACTTCTCGAAAAGGCATCGTGACACCCACATCCGTCGCCGACGCACCACCATACCCAGCACCACCATACCCAGCACCACCATACCCCGCCCCTCCGTGAGTGATTGTTAGTTTTCCTCGCCCACTAAAAACCGTATCCCGCCCAGATATAGCATCACTCGCCATACCAATCGGGGTATAACGAAACGCCTGACCGATATCATCGAGAAAACCACCTCCAAACGCCGCCGCACCACCCTCCATACGATACTCCTTTTCCGCTTGTGAAAGTGCTCGGGGATGGTTCGCCGCACCCCTCATAACATCGTTGTATTGAGTATCAATTCCGCTGTCGCTTCCATACCCCCTACCTACAAAATTGGCGGGAGCGTGTCTCGCCGCCCTTTCCATTATCGCATCATTAATCGAAGCAATCCGTCGGTTATATGCCGTATCCATTTTCCGTTTATAAATTAGTATAACAATTGTTTTTATGTCTTATACTAATTTTATCGCTATTTTGTAATTATCTCTCGGCGTTAGCATCGGGAAGCAAGTTTCATACGACCGCCAATACCATCCTGACCTTTACCGAGTGCCCCCTTTGCTGCGGAAACTGCGTCCAGAATTGCCTCCTGTGCCTTCGGGGCGACATCAGCAACCGAAGTGACGGCGGAACTTTCAACACCACCAACCAAACGCAAATGACGCTCACTCACGGGTTTCATTTCACTCGCGGCGAGAACATCACTCTTCGTGAGGATACCCGTGTAAGTAGAACTGACACCCTGCGATGTGATAAACAGACCACTATTCACGCACATCAAAACCAATTCGACAGGTTGGTCAGCAAGAGTGTAATTCTGTATCGTAACGTTGAACTGTAAATTGAAACTACCCAGCGACCCTGCCGCGTAAAACTCCTCTACAATAGGGATATCCTGTCCAAAACGCAAAGCAAGAATAGACCCCGAAGTAAGGACTTGTTGAAGACGAGTATCATAAAGACCACCAGCGGGAGGCAGGTATTTATTAGCATACCCTCGAAACTCCTGCCAAGTCTGGTTCGTGGTTTTCGCAGACATACGATACAAAGTATCCTGTGTAGCGTTCGCAAGGAGACCTGACTGGTTGTTCCAGTTGATAGAAATACCAGTAATGGGGAAGAAACAATCAGCATCACGGTTCGTCTGCTGGGACATCGGTTTTCTCGCACAAATCACCAACATATCGGGGACTTGATTTAACTGAATGTTGTTGCTTGAAAAAGGGAGTGTAGTGGGAACTAACTCATTCGTAGCATTCACAGCGGCAGCACCGATGTTCGTATTAAAGGTAGTCAAATAACGCGGAAAATCAACATAATCCACCACATTTTTCGAGGGCAAAATCTGGGAAGGATGGGGAGTGAGCATCTGGAAAATTAGTCGAGCACCCGTCACATTAACAATCGAAACGGTATATCCTTGAATTGCCGCCTCACTCGCACCGCAACGCCACAAACGGGATGCCTGTGCGGATATGTTGAAAATGAAGTTCAAGTTGCTCACACCGTAGAGTGCCATCTGGTTCGCCGAGAGATTGGCGAAGTGAAAGGGAGACAAAAACAGGGGTTCAAGTGAAGTGAAACGAAGACGCACAACACGAAGAGTTCCATCACCGATAGTCTGTTGGTTTTTCACACCAGCACCAATAACAGGTTGGGTCTGCTCCAAACTGTCGATACTGTAAGTGCCACGAGACACAAGGGAGTTATCGGCGGTCTGTGCCCAAGAACCGTTGCTGTTGTTGTTTGACCCCAACTGGTCGCCATAACTACGGTAAGTATCAGGAGCAAGAGGAGCAATACCGTTCCAACGAGCAAGAGCACGGTCATCACCATACATACGAAGCAACTGGGGCAACACATCACGAATATTCACCGAAACGCTGTTGTTATTCACCTGAACTTGAAGGGTAGTGGCGGACATATGAAGGGGAAGGGGAGCAAGAGCATCACGATTACCCAAATCAACCAAAAACTCACCAGCGGCGGGACTGCCTCTAATTTCAAGTTCATAAGTAGATTGCCAAACAATATTTCGGTCGAGAAGCGTAACTTCACTCGGGGTCTGGATAGAAAAAGTCTGCGAAGAAGCACTTGCCGAAGTAGCAGGATAAATCTGGGTGGTAACATTCTGCCCTGATTTTACAACACCAAAGGGGAGACTGTCTGTCACCCTCATACGAGCATCTTCCACGAGCACTTTGCGAAAATCTGCTGAACTCATTTTTATTCGATTTTATGAATATAGTTATAACTTTGTTTTTATATATAATTTCAGTTGTATTTTCGTTCGCCGAGAGATTAATCAATTGTCGCATTATAGAAGTCCTTCCTTCGAAACAGGATTTTAATGGATGCCGCACAACCCGCCGCCAAATTGAACCTATGTAATCCGCTGAACTTATCCTTCCAAAACACCGAAACCTCCACCGCATTCACAGGGGTCGTGCCACGCAAATCCAACATACGATACTCCGCTGTCGGCACATATGTTACCCTCGTCTGGGACGATGTGCCTGTCGCACCCTGTAATTCAAAATCAGTCAAAACTGGTGCTGTCACGTTGTTATTGCCCGATGAACGCAAATTACTACTCGTCACTCCA